TATAGCGGGTCAGCAGTATCGAGCCTCTCTGCGCTGTATCACCTTGAGGGTGAAACCGTTTCGGTTCTTGCGAATGGTGCAACCCATCCAGATGCTACAGTATCGAGCGGTGGCATTGCTCTTACCTTTGCAGCGACAAGCGCGGCTGTTGGCTATGGTTTCTCGAGTTCAATGCAAACAATGCGCCTCGAATCAGGATCGGTCGATGGCACAAGTCAGGGTAAGCCTAAGCGCATTCACGGCCTTACTATCCGCCTCTATGAGACTGTCGGTATCGAGATCGGCAATGATGAAGGCGAGATAGATCGCATCCCGTTCCGCGATAGCTCGATGGCAATGGACACGGCTATCCCGTTGTTTACTGGTGATAAGGATATTGAGTTTCCTGGTGGCTATGTCGATGATGATCGACTTTATGTGCGCCAGAACCAACCATTGCCAATGACTGTGTTGGCGCTTTTCCCGAGAATGAATACGTTTGATAAATGAGAGTAGAATACCTGACACGTTCCCATTTCCTTGACGCGATTGAAAACCGCGCACCCACTGTCGTGGGAACATTGGATATGATGTTGCGCGCAATTGATGTATATACAATGCCGAAGCATGGCTTTGCATATATGGAGGATGGAACAATTTATGCTGTTGCTGGAATATTTCCGCTGTGGGAAGGTTGCGGCGAGGCGTGGGTAATACCTACTAGGGTGGTTAAGAACCGCCGCATTGCTGTTTCCCGTCACCTAAAGAAGACCTTGGCAAGATTGGGATTTGAGGAATTAAAGATGCACCGAGTCCAATCTGCTGTTAAGGTAGATTTTAAGGAGGCGCATAAACTGGCGCGCTTTGTCGGCTTTAAGGAAGAGGGCCTGATGAAGAGCTACGGCCCAGAAGGCGCTGATTATGTGAGGTATGCGATATGGCCGACCCAATAACACTGGCTGCAATATCAATCGGCACACAGGTCGTTGGCGGCATTGCGCAAAAGCGATCTGCTGATCGAGCGGCTGCGGCGGCGCGAAGCGCGGGTGAGTTCAACGCTCAAATTATTGAGCGTGACATTGGCATACTTGAGCGTCAGCGTGGCATCCTAAATGCTAATTTTCTGACAGAAACAAAACGCGCACAGATTGCATTTGAACGTGATGTGCAGGGCGGTGTGCGCGCTGGTTTTGGTTTTGCGGGAATTGATATGTCTCAGGGTTCGCCGCTTGCAGTTTTGCGCGAGAACGCCCGTGAGTTTCAGTATGAGTTAGATGTTGCCGAGTTTAACAACAAGATTGCCAATGTGCAGATTACAGACGCTCAGGAAAATGCGCGTCTTAGCGCGCAGCTTTCTCGTATGGAGGGCGGCGCACAGGCTGCTGCGCTTCGTTCTTCTGGCACTGCAAGTCTTATTGCGAGTATTGGTGGCGCTGCTCAAACAGCTTATCAATATAAGTTTATGGGCAATAGCGGCTCTGGTGGGAATGCAACGACATGAGAATACCAGTTTACAAGAGTAGAGCGCAGGCAACTTCTGAAGCGCCAGGTAAGAGTTTTACGGCTCGTATGAATGCCGCGCCTCAGATCGAAATGGAATTGCGCAAAGGTGAGGTTCTTGCGGAAGTAACTAAGCAAGTTTCTGAATTTGCTTTGCTTCGCGCAAACGCCTTGGCCGAGACCGAATACAATGAGGCAATGGTAGCGGCAGAAGAGCGCATGGAGGAAATGCGCCGTGAGTTCCGCGAAGCGCGAGACCTTAATAGTATTTTTCGAGAAGACGGAACTGGGCGTTGGGCGGAAAGCACTGCTGCTTTGCGGGCTGAGCTTGCTGATGGATTGTCAAACCGTGAACTCGAAAGCCGTTTTCTTGCACGTTTCGATCAACAAGAAGTGGCTTATCGGTTTAGACTACGCGACGAAATAGATCGGCGCATTGCCGCTCGTGCCGATGCTGCACGCGCTGCACGATTGAACCAACAAGTTGCGATTGCCTCTGATCCGACAAATGACGTTTCAATTCTGTCGTTCTTGTTGACAGGTGCTGATGCTGAATTGCAAGCGAGTATTGAAAACGGAGCAATCACCCCAGAAATGCGTTTGGTTGTAAACAATGAGCTTGCTAACACCATTGCAACAAATACTGCATTAAACTATGTGGCAAACGATCCTTTTCGTGCATTGGCGCTAGCTAGCGCATTAGACTTGCAAGAAGAAGTTGATAACGGATCTATCTCAGCGGGCGAAGCGTATATTCGTTCTAGCCTTAATGATGATGCAGAATACACGCTTGCGACATTGCAACTTATCCCGCGAGATCAGGCGATGGAAATTTTGCGTGATGCGTTAAACACTGCCACTACTTTTGCGGACGAGCAGCGTCAAATGAATGAACGGGCGGAGGCGCGCAATCAGGCTAATAATACCCGTTTGTATAACAGGTTGTTTAATGTTGATGTAGATCGCCGCTATTCGGCTACAGAAATTGCGCGCGATTACCCTCAAGTTCACGCGGCATTTATTGGCAACCCAGACTATGAAACAAACGGCCTTTCTGGTCAGCAGCTTTATGATACGGGGTATAATTACATTGCGAGAACTGGTGAGTTTACTCCAGCTCAGCAAGAGGTTCTTAGAGATAATCTTAGCGCTACTGGTTCTGGCGCTGTATTTGCGGAGCAAAGCGATCCAGCGACTTATGCTGAGCTTCAAGACCTAGCTGTAAATGGCCGCCTTACTTTTGAGCGCCTTTCTGCTGAACGCGGTCGATTATCAATGGACCATTACACAAACTTTTCCAATAGAATTGGCACTGAATCTGACGAGACGGCTCGCAATTTAACAGACTTAGCTAAATACACATTTGGCTATGAGCAGTTTTCAAGCGCAGATGATACTGTTCAAACTTTTTCTCGATTTGCATATCAATCTGTTATGGCTGAGTTTGAAACAGAGAGGGCGCGTAGGCGCGAAACTGGCGAATCATTCACGGCTCCAGAACAGCGCCAGTTTATGAACAGCTTAATAGAAGAAGAGCGAGTTCAGTTCCGTCAACAATTAAGAGATGATTTGCGTAATTACCTAGACAGTATTTATAACTTGCCTCCATTGCGTCCTGGCAATGAAATAGCTGACCTTGACGCCTGGTATAATGGACTTGATGCTAATGAAAAGCGCGCGCAACAATCCAATTATCAGGGTTGGCGTGGAAATATCTCTTATAGACTTGAACTAATTGAGCGGTGACGAAATGAGCAGATTTCTCGATACAGACGAAGAAATGATGCGTTACATGGAGGCCGAGCAGCTTGCTCGGTCTGGCATCCGCGCTGAAATGTTGCCGAATGTAAAAGTCGAATATGACCGCATATCCGACATGGAGAACCTGTATACAGAAACCGAAAGCGGTGCGCTTGTTCGTGTTGGTTCTCGCAAGCCAACTGTTGAGCAAACTATTGCCACAGATCAAAATAAGGTAATGAAGGATATTGCTGAAGACGGCCCATCTGAGCAACAATCTTCTGAGACAGACATTCCAACCAATGGTCGTTGGCCGATTGAAAGCATCCAAGGCGGCGCAGGCGGCCCAGTGTTGGAAGATTATCTAGCGGCAGGTTACACTGAGCAGGAATACAATGATTACGCGCAATGGCAGCGTGATCGTTTGCTTGAGATACCAGGTCTACAATTTCCTACAACGCTTACGCCAGAAGAAATAGAGGCCTACTCTCAAGAGATTGGTGCAGAATTAGCGCAGCCAATGGATGAGACGTTGCGCAGCGAAGGGCGTATGTTCACCACGCAATTGCTGCAAGATTACTTTGGCGCTGATGAAAATCTTGCAGAAGTTCTCACTGATCGTATTTGGGGTAACAACCTTCCAAATCAGCCCCTTGGTGGTGGAATAGACATCACGCCTATTGGTGGCTTGATGGCTTTGCAGGAGGGCCGCAGAACATTTGAGCGCGGCGTAAATACGGGCAATGAAGTTGATATTGGCATCGGTGTGCTTGAGGGACTTCTTGGCGCGATTGAGCTTTTGCCGTATGGTGGTGCTGCAACAAAGCCTTTAGAGGCTGGCATTAGACGAATAGAGCCTCAGCTACGAAGCACAATCCGTAATCTTCGTGGTATGCAGGAAGCAGGTGGTGCGCAGTAATGGCTATTGATCCGACACAATTGGCAGAAGAACAGGCTCAGCGCGAAGGCATTAACATCGCGGGACAGCCAACACAAATCGCACGCGGCCCACAAGAGTATGTGCAACTTGCAGGCCCAGTGCGCTCGTTCTTTGATCTTCTTGCAAGTCAAGGTCGCCGCGTTATTGGTGAAGGCGGCCAAGCTGCTCGTGTGCCTACACCGCAGGAAGCGCCTCTTATTCAAGAGCCAATTGGTGAGATTCAAGAGCGTTTAGCTCCGCAAGTGCTTTCACCAGAAGGTGTCACCCGTTTCCAAGAGACTGGTGGCGAAGCGCCTGCACCTGGTCGTTTTGGGGAAATTCAACAGGAAGAAGAAGTTTTGCAATCTGCAACGGAGGCGCTTGATGAACAAGCTGCCGCTGCGTCAACAGGTGCGCAAAACATCAACCAAGAGCTAGACATTCCTCTTGGCGAGCCTGTCACTCCACCAGAAATTACAGATGAAGTTGCTGAGCGCGCTGCTGCGGCCGCTGTCGATCCAGATGCGCCATTGCGTAGTTTGCAGGAAGGCGGCGACTTCAACTTTAATTACATTGAAAACCCAGAAGACATTGGGCGCGTTATCACCGAGCTAGGCGCAACATTTGCAGATGAAACTGTTGCAGCGGCTCGTGGCGTTATCAGTAATGAAACAACACTCGATGACGCTGCTCGTTTGGCTGCCGATGAAATCGGTCTGACGCGCCGCATTCTGAATCGCCGCATTGGCGAAGGTGCTATTAATGCGTCTGAAATGGTTGCCGCGCGTGAACTTCTTGTTCGCAGTGCGCGCCGTATTACTGAACTAGCGGAAACTGTATCTAGCGGAACAGCAACCGCAGCGCAGCAACTTGAGTTTCGCCGTCAGCTTTCCATTCACGCTGCAATCCAGATGCAAGTTAAAGGTATGCAGACGGAAGTTGCGCGCACATTGCAATCATTCCAAATCCCTGTTTCTGGCGAAATGAGCGCAGATCGCTTGAATGCAGAAGCATTGCGTATGCTCAACGAAGGCGGCATTGACGAGGCAAGCACTCGTGCATTGGCAGATCGCATCGGTCAGCTTGGCGCATTGCCAGAAGGTCAGCGTGCTGCTGCGATCAACGAGATTACGCAGCGCGGTTGGTATGCTCGCACAAAAGAAGCTGCCACCGAAGCATATTTGTCTGGCCTACTTTCTAGCCCCGCAACACAAGCGCGCAACACTCTTGGCACTGCATCTTTCATGCTGTTCCAAATTCCATCGGAGATGATTGCAGGTGCATATGGTACAGCTATTCGCGGCGGCAACCGTATTCTTGCACCAAACCGAGTGCTGCCAGAAGATCAAGTATACATCCAAGACGCTTTCATTCGCTTGCGCGGATGGATGGACAGCTACCGTGACGCTTTGCGCGCAGGCGGCATTGCGTTCCAAACCGAAGTTCCCGCAAGCATGGCGACCAAGATTGATGCGCCAGTGGGTGCGATTCGAGGTTCAAACGATACTTTTTATGGCCGCGCAATTAACGAGTTGGGTCGTCGCGCTCGCTATCCATTCCGTTTCTTGCTTGGTGCTGACGAGTTCTTCAAGACGATCTCACAGCGCGGCGAACTTTATGTGCGCGCGCATCAGCGCTATCAAGCGAGTTTGCGCGCAGGAAACGATCACCAAACTGCGCTTGATGATGCGGGCATGATGCTACTCGATCCTAGCTCCGCAGCTACAGAACTTTCCACACAAGCTCGTTACGATACAATGATGAGCGACTTGGGTGCATTTGGCCGTTTAGCTCGTCAAATCCAAGATACGATCCCTGGTCGTATCATCTTGCCGTTCTTCACTGCGCCGACAAACGATTTCTTGCGCACGATAGAGCATATTCCACTTATGCCAAGCCGCACTTGGTCGGATTTGTTTGGAAACAACGGGCCGCGCGCTCGGCAACTTGCTCTAGGGCGTTGGACTCTTGGTAGCGTAACTTTGGCAACTGTCAGCCAATATGCAATGGATGGTCAGCTCACTGGTGGTATGCCTGCAACCGAAGCAGCGCGTAATGCTTTGCCACCAGGTTGGCAGCCTTATAGTATTGTTTTGCGTGGTGAAAACTTCCCGACAGATGAAAACGGCGAACCTATGCCGCTTTATGATGCTTATAGTCGTCCAAACGGGCCGCTAACATATGTAAGTTATGCGGGATATGGCCCAGTGAGTTCTGTATTGGGTATTGGTTCTGACGTTACGCAGCGTATGTATATGATGCGTGATCCGTCCAAGAACTCAAACATTGCATCGGCAGCAATCGCAGCAACCGCAGATTACTACCGAGAACTTCCAATGCTGCAAGGCGTATCAGAAGTTATCAACGTGCTTGAGGCTGCTGCTCGCGGTGACGCACTGAGCGTTGAGCGCATGTTGCGCAGCCCTGCCGAAGCAGCAACTCCGCTCGGCTTCCCAAGCCCTGTTAGCTCTTTGCAGCGCAACATTCAGCGTGCAATTGACCCGACCCGTGTTGTGCCGCGTGAAGACATCCAATACGTCACTATGGACAGTTTGATGGCGGGAGTTGCAGAAGGCCGTTATCTCATGCCAGACGGTTCACCAAACTATCGTCTCGTAGGCACACCAGTAGGTGACGCAGGGACAGTCATGCGTCAGGCACTTGAGGCAATTGATGCGTATCAATCACGCGATAGTATCTTCCGCGATGAGTTAGACCTTAACGTGCCTCGCTATGATGTCATGGGTAATATTGTTGGCGAGAGCGACATCAGTATTTCAACAGCACCAGGCCTTGCGGCTTGGAACCTAACAACAGGCATGACTATTCGCCAAGGTGAAATGCCAACACCAACTCAAGACGAGCTTATGCGCTTGGCTGTAACTACTGGCGGTTCTGTGTTAAGTAACCCTGACCGCAGAGATGGTGTTCGTCTATCGCCTGGAGCGCAATCTGACTTGGTTCGCATTGCAAAGAACGAGGTTACGCTCCGTCAGCCTGGCGCTGGCTACGTTGATTTCCGTGGCGCACTCGACAACCTGATAAACACAAACGCGTATATCATGGCACAAGACGTAGAGCGCCGTTCAATGATTCAAACTATGCAGGATCAATACTTTGAAGCAGGCTTTGATATTTTGCTACAATTGGATCAATATGCTAACCTGCGGCAAGCCGTTGAAGATCGCCGCAACCTACAAGAGCAGGGCATGAGATGACCGTAAGCAGCAGCACAAACAAAGTTTCGTATAACGGAAACGGCTCCACCACCGTTTTCGCTTACACGTTCAAAATCTTTGATGAAGGCGATCTGACCGTCATCATTCGTGACGCGAGCGGAACTGAAACCACGCAAACCATCACGACCAACTATACTGTAAGTGGCGTTGGTGACGCTGGTGGCGGTAATGTCACCATGCTCACTGCGCCTGCAAGCGGCGAAACCATTACGATCCTGCGCGAACAGGACTTGCTGCAAGGTCTTGATCTCGTCCCTAATGATCCATTCCCCGCGCAGTCTCTCGAAGACGCGCTCGATAAACTTGTGTTTATGGTGCAGCAGCATGACGAAGAACTTGCGCGCTCAATTAAGGCATCTAAGACAAACACAATCACATCTACTGAGTTTACAGTTTCAGCAGCAGACCGCGCGAATAAAATCTTCGCATTTGACGGTAGCGGTGAACTTTCGGTTACTCAGGAGCTTGGCACATTCCGTGGTGATTGGGCGACATCTACAGCCTTTGCTGCACGCGATATTGTGAAAGATACATCTAACAACAATATCTATATCGCCAATACATCGCACACATCGAGCGGCACTACACCTATCAGCACAAACGCTGACAGCGCCAAGTGGGATTTGCTCGTTGATGCAGCGGCGGCAGCGACTTCTGCGGCAGCAGCGGCATCTTCGGCAACAGATGCGGCTAACTCAGCAACCGCCGCTGCTGCGTCCGAAAGCACTGTTGCGGCATCTGCAACGGCAGCGGCTACATCTGAAGCAAATGCGGCAGCTTCGGCAACGGCGGCTGCGGCATCTGCTACAGCGGCAGCGGCAAGTGAAACTGCTGCGGCTACATCCGAGACAAACGCAGCAACGTCCGAAACGAATGCAGCGACATCTGAGACGAATGCGGCAACCTCGGCAAGCAACGCATCTACGTCTGAGACCAATGCAGCAACGTCTGAATCAAATGCAGCGACTTCTGCGTCAACCGCGACCACACAGGCAGGTAATGCAGCAACGTCAGCATCGGCTGCCGCGACTTCTGCGACTAACGCATCAAATTCGGCAACGGCGGCAGCATCATCTGAAACCAATGCAGCGTCTAGCGCAACCAATGCAGCATCTAGCGCAACTAATGCAGCATCTAGCGCTTCTGCTGCTGCCGCTTCTCAGACTTCTGCTGCTGCATCTGCGGCTGCGGCTGCAAACGCTTACGACACATTTGATGATCGTTATCTTGGAAGCAAAACATCTGACCCAACACTAGACAATGATGGCAATGCTCTTGTTGCAGGCGCGCTTTACTTCAACAGCAATGCAAATGAGATGCGTGTGTATGATGGGGCAAACTGGATTGCGGCTACATCGGCAGGCAATACTTCCTTGTTGGAGTATAATTATACCGCAACGAGCGGTCAGACTACTTTCTCTGGTGCTGACGATAATTCAGCTTCACTAAGCTACATCCAAGATAATATAATCGTCACATTGAACGGCGTTACTCTCGAAAACGGTTCCGATTACTCGGCCACAGATGGCTTAAGTGTTGTTCTAACTACTGGTGCTGCAACTGGCGATGAGCTTAATGTCGTTGCCTTTAAGTCGTTTACTACCGCAGACATGGTTTCATCTTCTGCTGGTGGCATATTCTACGGCAATGTCGATTTTAGCGCAGGCATTGATGTAACTGGAAACATTACCGTTACTGGAACTGTTGATGGTCGGGACCTAGCAACAGATGGAACGAAGCTGGACAACATCAATCAAGGTGTTGCTACAACTGACAGCCCGACCTTTGTAACTCTCAACGCAACTACAGTAGACTTGGGAGATTGGACTGTAACGGAAAGTTCTGGAACACTGTTCTTTGCGTATCAAGGAACTAATAAAATGAAGGTCGATTCCTCGGGGAATTTGACCTGTGTCGGTGATGTAACGGCGTTTGGGACTATGTAAGATGGCTGTGCAGAGTAGTGGTGCAATTAGTCTTAGCGATCTAGCTGATGAGTTTGGCGACACTCAGCCTTACTCTATGAGCGAGTATTATCGCGATGGAGGCAAAGTGCCAGGGGTAAACTCTAATGTCCCCGCTTCTGGTCTTATTCGTTTGCAAAACTTCTACGGCTCAGTAAATGAACTACTGCAAACTGTAACCGCTAACGCCAGTATTAATGCACAGACTATCTTTGGATCTGATTGGGGAACAAGCATTCCCAAGCGCCTAAGTATTCCTTCTGGTGTAATTATTGGGCCTCTCACTATTCCGTCAGGCATGGGTGGCTCACTAGAAGTAGACGTAGCAGGTGAGATACAAGGCACTGGCGGTTCTGCTAATGGTGGTGCAGGTGGTAACGCCATTACGTCTAACACTAGCTTTACTTTGAATGTGCTATCTGGTGGCGCTGTTCGTGGTGGCGGCGGCGGTGGCGGTGCAGGCGGTACTGGTGGCGGTGGTAGTTATACCAGCACAACAACACAAGTAGACGAAAACTATAATGGCGCTAGCGGTTGGCAAGTTTATAGTGGCACGTATGGAAGAGTGTATCTTTACTATGGTCAGAATAACTACCAAGGGTATGTCAATGTTGGTGGCGGTCATATGACCAATACAGGCCCTATCACTCTTAATGGTTGGACATATACTAGAAGCACCTATAGACAAGAGTATGGCGGCGCAAAGAGTTATAGGTATGTAAGAACCCAATCTTCTACAGTAAACACCAACGGTGGCTCTGGTGGTGCAGGTGGTAGAGGCCAAGGCTACAACCAATCACTAGCATCTGGTTCTGGCGGTTCTTCAGGCGGCACTAATGCAGGTACAGGCGGTACTGGTGGGTCAGGCGGTGGGTTTGGCTCTGCAGGTTCAACAGGTAATACTGGCGCTAATGGTAACCGCACTAATGGTTCTGGTGGTAGCGGCGGCGGTGCAGCAGGTAGAGCCGTACTCATGAATGCTGGCACAGTAACGGTAAACAATTCTGGCACAATTAATGGAGCCTATTAACAATGACTAAAGCACGAGATTTAGCTGACTTTGTGTCTGCAGGTAATCCACTTGATAATGCCACTATTGAGGTTGCTGACATTAGCGATCTAACCGCTACTGCGGTTGAGCTAAATTACACGGATGGCGTTACATCTGCTATTCAAACGCAGCTTGACGGCAAGTTTGCTTCTACTGGCGGAGCTTTAACTGGCTCGGCTCAAGGATCAACAGACACAGACACCAGCAACACTGGCTCTGTCACACTCGACTTTGCAGCTAACCAGAACTTTGTCCTGACCCTCACAGGCAACGTAACACTGGCTAACCCAACAACTGAGCAAGTCGGTCAGTCAGGCTTCATCGTGTTCATCCAAGATGGCACAGGCGGGCGCACAGTAAGCCTTGGCACTGACTATGAGACTGCGGGTGGTGCAGGCTTGACGCTATCTTCTGCGGCTTCTGCGACTGACATCGTGCCATATGTGGTTGCTGCATCGGGTCGCATCTTGCTTGGCGCGCCGCAACTGGCATTTGCATAAAGGGGGACTGACATGAGTGGCCCATTCAGTTCTTCGCAATGGATGTATTCTAGCGGTGGCTTCTATCCTCAAGAGATAGAGCAATCGCTGCGCTTTAATGATAATGACAGTGCTTATTTGTCATGGACACCTACAAGCACAACGAACCGCAAGACTTGGACTTGGAGCGGTTGGGTTAAGCGTGGGAATTTAGTTGGGTGTCAGCTTTTTTCATCTGGGCTTGTTAGCGGAACTTATAATTACCATGTATTAGGTTTTAGCGGTAATGATCGTTTAAACTTTAACTATTACCCAGATACTGGAACAACTGCGGGTTGGTTAAGCACGGCAAGGTTATTCCGTGACCCAAGCGCATGGTATCATATTCATGCTGTGTGGGACACAACGCAGGCAACGTCTTCTGATCGCATGCGACTATATGTTAATGGCGTTCAAGAGACAGATTTTGTAACGGAAACTTTTTCTGAGCGTTACCCGTCTCAAAACACAGACGGATTTGTGAACAACAGTTCCTACCAGCACAGGATAGGGCAACATGTTGCGGGGTCGAGTAACGCACTTTTTGACGGCTACCTCGCAGAAGTAAACTTCATTGACGGGCAGGCGCTTGACCCGACTGACTTCGGTGAGTTCAAGTCTGGCGTGTGGGTGGCTAAAAGTTACTCTGGCAGCTACGGCACGAATGGCTTCTACTTAGATTTCTCTAATAGTGGTTCTCTTGGTGCTGACAGTAGTGGCAACGGCAATAACTGGACAGCAAACAATCTTGCTGCAATAGATCAGGTGCTTGATAGCCCTACTAATAACTTCTGCACGTTGAACCCTGTAGATAAGCGTTCTGGCAGTAATGTTAACGAGGCCAATTTATATATTGGCCCTGTGTCTAATAATCATTATTGGGCAAGGGGCACTATAAAAATACCTAATGAAAACAAAATATATCTTGAGGCTTTGGCGGGAGACAACGGGTCTGGTTCTATTGTTGCGTTCTTTGGTATTTCAAGCGAAGGAGCCAATGTAGATTCAGGCCAAATGGAAAATGGCGTTGCTTGTAACTCTGCTGATTTTTACAAACAAGTTGATAATGTCGGTAGCACACAAGGTGCAGGCGTTCTTGCGGCAGGTGACATAGTAGGTCTTGCATTTGATATGCCAAACAGCACAATGACCATTTATAAAAATGGGTCTGTTACAACCAATGCTGTAAGCTTTACTCCTGGACAGTTTTACTTATATCTAAGTATATATTTTAACTATGGTGGAACACCAAGTTGGGTGTTGAATGCAGGGCAAGATTCTTCATTCGGTGGTAGAAAAACCCCGCAAGGCAACACGGATGACAATGGCTATGGTGATTTCTACTATGCGCCACCATCGGGCTATCTTGCGCTTTGCACTGCCAACTTGCCATCGCCTGCCATTGACCCTGCAAAGGATGATGTGCCAAGCGATTACTTTAATACTAGCTTATGGACTGGCAACGACACCCAAAGAAGCATTACTGTGGGTTGGCAACCCGATTTGGTGTGGACTAAATATAGGTCATCAACTGGCGCACATACACTAATGGATAGTGTTAGAGGCGCAAGCGCAAGACTGTTTTCAAACTTAACAGATGCTGAAGCTACTACTAATGGTCTTATAAGTTTTGATTCTGATGGCTTTACAATGGGTGACAATGCTACGTCACACAACATGAATGCCAGCGGTGTGTCTGTTGTCGGTTGGTCTTGGCTTGCAGGCAACGGCACATCCTCGAACACTGACGGGTCAATCACAAGCACTGTCTCTGTGAACCAGAAGGCAGGGTTTTCGATTGTGAGTTACACGGGGAACGCTACCGCAGGTGCAACTGTTGGGCATGGGCTTAATGTTGCGCCTTCTGTTTTAATTGTGAAAAACAGGGATAGTGTTTATAACTGGCCCGTATATCACGGAGCCAATGGGACAAGTGCGGGTCAAAATGTTTTATTTTTGAACGCCACAACTGCTAATACAGTTAGCAGTGGCCCTTGGAATAATACAGCGCCTTCATCGTCTGTATTTACGTTAGGTTCTGGCGCTGTTTCTAATAACTCTGGTGACGACTACATCGCCTATTGTTTCGCAGAAGTCGAAGGCTATTCCAAGTTTGGCAGCTACACGGGCAATGGCAGCAATGATGGGCCGTTTATATATTGCGGATTTAGGCCCTCCCTCTTCCTTACCAAACGAACTGATAGCACTTCTGACTGGCAGCTTCTTGATACGTCCCGTGATACATATAATGCTGCCGATGCTTATCTTAAACCGAATACTTCTGGCGCAGAAGCAACTGGCGGGCCTCATGACTTTGTATCTAACGGATTTAAAATTAGAAACACTGGAGGTTCTCAGAACGCATCAGGCGGCACTTACATCTTCATGGCCTTCGCCGAAAACCCCTTTAAATACGCCAACGCGAGGTAACTACAATGGCATGGACTTTTAACGGAAAGATCATCCGCGAAGGCAGAAGCTGGACGGATAACGATGGCATCAAGCACCCAACTAACTGGGGTCGATGGAGTGATGCAGAGAAACAAGCAGCAGGCTTGGTCTGGAAGGATGACCCTGCACCATACGACAACCGCTTCTGGTGGGACGCTGACACGCCCAAGGCATTGGATGATGTCAACGCTGTGGACGAGAACGGCGATCCTGTGCTTGACGAAGATGGCAATCAGGTTGTCACTAAAGGCTTGAAGTCTGTGCATAAGGCTATTGTAAAGCAGCAAGCGGCAGGCTTGCTTGCAGCTACCGACTGGTATGTCACACGCAATGCCGAAACTGGAACGGCAATCCCTGCGGATGTAACAACGTATCGTGCTGCGGTTCGTGCTGCGAGTGGCACCATTGAGAGTGCTATTGATGGTGCTGCGGATCATGCTGCCTTTGTTGCTTTGTTTGACACGCCTGTTGA